AACAGATGCGTAGATTTCTTGATGTAGCATATGATGATTTTGAGTATAGGAATGTTGGACTAATAGCACAAATGGCATACGAATGGTGTCAAAGAATAGGAGATATGCGTGTATTGGAATGGACTAATGTCGATTTTAATAAAGGTGTGTTAAATTTGCAACAGTCTAAAAGACGTTCTATAGTTTGTTTGCCTATTGAAGAAGATTTACTTGCTATGTTAGTAGAACAAGAAAAAGATTTTGGCTTTCAGAAGTACATTGCACCCTATACAAACGACAGGAGTGGGGAATATGTTCCATACAACATAGAACGTATCTCACAGGTAGCCAAAAGAATAATGCGTAAGGCTAACCTACCTGATAATCTATGGTTAATGGACTTTAGAAGGACAGGAACGGTTGAAATGGTTGAAGCAGGTGTACCTATGGGTCAAATTATGTCTGTCACAGGACACTCAAATCCTAATAGTGTTAGACCTTACATGAAAAATACATATGCTAGTGCTAATTCAGCATTAAAAGAAAGAAAAAAATATGTTGACAGGACTTAAAAATCGTGGTAAAAGCATTCAAATGCCCAACAAAAGGAACATATAATGATATATAATATACATGATATTATAAAAGATATACATATAACTGTAGGAGAGACAAAGAGAATGAACTGTCCTACATGTAACGGATATAATACATTTACTATTACAAATAACATGGGTTCACTTGTTTGGAATTGCTACAAAGCATCTTGTAATATTAAAGGTACTACAAGAAAGAGAATGACTGTAGATGAAATAAAGTCTGTAAAGGATTTTAAAAAGGGAGAGGAGTTTGTTTTACCTGAATATGTTGTACAGTCTAATGATAACTATATTCTTAAGTGGTTTTATGATAGGAGTATAGATAGTAATACTGTTGAGTTCTTTCATGATGTAAAAGATAACAGAGTTGTGTTTCCTATACATCAGAATGGCAAGACAGTAGATGCCATAGGAAGGTCACTAGGTAAGAGATTGCCTAAGTGGAAAAAATATGGTAGTAGTGGGTTGCCTTTTACCTTTGGATGTGGTAATGTGGCAGTCGTTGTTGAGGATTGTTTGAGTGCCTTGTGTATAGGTAGTGAAGTATACGTTGGGGTAGCTGTGTTGGGTACGACACTTACTGATATTCATAAGAGGTATCTCTCACAATTCTCAACAGCAATAATAGCTTTAGACCCTGATGCCTTACCCAAAACTATGCAGTTTGCAAAAGAGTTACGAGGGCATGTAAACACAGTAAAAGTTTTACGATTGACAGATGATTTAAAATATCGTAAAGAAGAAGATATAATTAATTTAACCAATATAACCCCAAAAGGAGAACCAACATGGAATTAGCACTTATACGTAGTTTAATGGAAAAAGACTTCTATGATAATCACAGAGGAGCAAAGTGTCCTGACAGATTGTTTAGTAAAGATGTTCGTAAGATAAAACAAGCATTAGATATTGCTATGCAAAAGTATGAAAGGTCAGTCACACCTGATGAGATACATGCTTTGTTTGTATCAGGAAACCCATCTATGACAACTGCACAGAAGAATGCATTCGAAGGTCTGTTTAATCAGATTAAGAAAGAGCAAACAATGGGAGATGACGTTGCACAAGAGGTACTATCTAAATTATTTCAGCAAGTTGTTGGTGAAGATATTGCTAACATTGGTTTTGACTATGTTAATGGTAGTCTTTCCACACTTGAACCCATTAGAAATATTCTCGAGACATATTCTGAGAACCTTATACCTAACGTCAATGTCGAATGGGATGATATAGATGTTGATACATTATTATCCATGAATGACCTTGAAGCAAGGTGGACATTTAATATAGAATCACTTGCTCGTAAGATTGGTGGCATCAATGCAGGACATCTTATTGAGGTAGGTGCAAGACCTAATACAGGCAAGACATCTTTTCATGCAAGTCTTATTGCAGGAGTGAATGGGTTTGCAAGACAAGGTGCTAAATGTATGATACTTTGTAATGAAGAAGGTAGTCATAGAGTTGGCATGAGGTATCTAACATCTGCAACAGGCATGGACAAATGGGAGATAAAAGAAAATCCTAGTAAGGCTAGAGATTTATTTGCACCCATAAAACAAAACCTATTGATTAAGGATGCTACAGGTAAAGACATGGCATGGGTAGAATCAGTATGTAAAGCTGTAGAACCTGATGTTGTTGTGCTAGACATGGGAGATAAGTTTGCTAGGACAGGTGGCTTTGCAAGAGCAGACGAAGCCTTAAAAGCAAATGCTATACATGCTAGACAGATTGCTAAGATGCATAACTGTGCTGTCTTTTATATGTCTCAACTATCTGCAGAAGCAGAGAATAAGGTTGTACTTAACCAAGCTATGATGGAAGGGTCTAGAACAGGAAAAGCTGCAGAAGCTGACCTGATGATATTGATTGCAAAGAACCCACCTGTAGAGGGTCAGGATGAAGAAGATTCTATGCGACATTTAAACTTAGTAAAAAATAAGTTGACAGGTTGGCATGGAATAGTGCATAGTGAATTTAATTATAAAACAGCAAGGTATGAATCATGAGTAATAGTGAATGGGAATATGTAAGAACAAATAGTAAAGGTGAATCTATATTTAGAAGAGATACAGATGATGATTTTGATTTTGTCTGTTCTTATTTTGATGACAATGATATACCTTATAGATTTAAAAAGGGTGGCAATGTATTTATTTTACAGAATAAAACAGGAAGAGATTACATATATTATTGGACTACAGGAAGATGGTCTCCTAAACACAGAAGTAATAAAATACATTTTCATTCTAAGGGAGTAGAAGATTTTGTTACAAAGTATTTAAATAAATATAATAAAGAAGAATTAGAAAGAATTAAAGAAAGAGAAGAGCAGAAAAAACTATACTTTATTGAAAAGGAAAAAAGGAGAATTGCTAATGCAAGTAATACTTGATGTAGAAAATACAACAACAAAACGAGATGGTAAGATGCATCTTGACCCATTTGAACCTGACAATAAACTTGTAATGGTTGGCTTTATTGTAAATGGTAAAGAGTATTTATATAGAACAGACGATATAAAAGTATCTTATCATGCAGAGATACAAAGCATACTAAATCAAACAACACTTCTTATATGTCACAATGTTGTACATGAATTACTTTGGTTGTGGGAGTGTGGCTTTGAATACAATGGTAATGTATACGATACCATGCTATCTGAATATATATTACAGAGAGGTATCAAAGAACCATTATCTCTTGAAGCATGTGCAATAAGATATGATTTAGAAACTAAAAAACAAGGAACACTAAAAGAGTATTTTAAACAAGGATATAATACAGATGAGATACCACATGCAGAACTATCACATTATTTATCTGCTGATGTATGGGCAACTAAACAGTTATATGATAAGCAGATTAAGTCTATAGAAAAATCTAATACAGGTATACGAAAAATTATAGAGTTTACAAATAGAATATCTATCACTCTAGCTAAGATATATCAGACAGGTTTTACAGTTGATGTAAAGTCATTAGACAAAGTTAAACAGGAGTTTCTAACAGAGAAGAATATAATATCAGAAAGTTTAAAAAAGAAAGTTAGGATACTGATGGGAGATATTCCTATTAACTTAAATAGTCCTGAACAAATGTCATGGGTTATATTTAGTAGAAAGCCTAACGATAAAGCATTGTGGGCAAATAGCTTTACACCATACATGAGTAGAGAAGATTTTAAAAAGACTGTTAAAGATAACTCAACTGTTGTACGTAAAGTTATAGCAAAGAAATGTCCTAAGTGTCATGGTTATGGAAAGATTAGAAAGACTAAAAAAGATGGAACACCTTTTGCTAGAGAAACAAAGTGTACACATTGTGATGCACAGGGTTATATATTTATGCCTACATCAGAGGTTGCAGGTTTAAAGTTTGCACCACCTACAGCTAAGTGGGTATCAGCAAATGGTTTTGGTGTAGGTAAAAATAATCTTGATATGGTACAAAGCATAGCTAAACAAAATAACATGTTAGATGCCGTAGACTTTTTAGGAGATTTAAAAAGATTGTCTGCATTAGAAACCTACCTTTCATCTTTTGTAGAGGGCATACAAGCACATATAAAAGAAGATGGATTATTGCATGTAAGATTACTGCAACATAGAACTGCTACAGGTAGATTTAGTGGAGCAGACCCTAACATGCAGAACATGCCTAGAGGTGGTACATTTCCTGTAAAGAAAGTATTTGTTTCTAGATGGGAAGGTGGCAAGATAATGGAAGCAGACTTTGCACAGTTAGAGTTTAGAACTGCTGCATATTTGTCACAGGATAAAACAGCAATGAGGGAGATAGAAGATGGTTTTGACGTACATAGTTACACTGCTAAAGTTATTACT